GAAGGCGCCGCCGTTGAGTTCTTCCAGAAACTCGGCTGTATCGGTTGCTGTGGACATGGTTGTTTCTCCGATTGAGGATTTATTCCGCTGGCCGGCAGTGCGAGCCAGGTTTGACGTTTGCGTTGCGGAACCACACGCTTGATCTTGCTCATGGGTGGCACACTTCCATCAGGTGAGTGCGCGCACCGGTATAGGGCTTGGCCTGCAATCGCTGCCTAGGCATTGAGTAAACAGCCCAGGCTTGCTTGCTACATGCGGCCATCATCGCGGCGTACTTGATGACGCTGAGTGCGTCAGTCGATTCACGGGCGTGCATGCCGAGAGCCCTTCGACCTGTTGTCGATTCCGATGTTGTTGATCTCGGCTATCTCGCGCAGAACCGCCCGGGTGATGTCCAGGGCGGTACATATCTCGGCCTGGTGGGCGCCTGACTCAGCTAAAGCTTTGACTTGAGCGACCAATGAGGCCCTGGCACTGCGCCGCGATTCCATCGTTTTAGCGGTGCAGGTCGAGAACTCAAAACCATGCTTTGCCGCAATCCGGTTAATTGCGCGAGTGGACCTGCCGAGGGCCTTGGACGCAGCAAGGATGCCCGCGTCCACATACTGGGGTAGGGCTGCGGCTACCATCGGCTCAGCAGCCTTGTGGGCGTCCCATCTCATGCCGTTGCGCTCCTCACGCCGCCTTTTTCATCAGGCGGATAACCATGTCGTCTACGCCACGAAGGAAGTCGATCAGCTCGGCCTCGTACTCGTCGATTACCTTTTCATCACGTTCAACGCGATGGATGAAGAGCTGCAAGTGCTCAGGCATGCGCGGGTCGAACGAAACAAAGTCAGCGAACTCGGCATCCGACGCCCACATGTTGTGAATTATCTGTGGGACATGCTCTGGGGGGAGGCGATCAGCCTCAATGTAGCCAAGGTGCGTTGCGCTCTTTGGGCACTTTGCCTCCCATACGCCCTTGCGCCCGCCGTCCTGAATGAATCCGTCCACGCTGCAACCGGCCATAAAGTCGGTCAGACAAATGAATCCGCACTCCTTAACAATGAGGCCAGTCCTCTCCTCGTAGGCCATTCTGGCGAATGGCTCTTGTTCAGTCCCCCACATCATTTCCTTACTGATAAAGAAGTCGTCAGCGGGCATGCCGGTCAAGCGCTCAAGGCCAAGCTGAATCCGGTAGTCACGGCGCGCTGCGGCTTCGCCAGACTTTATCGCCGCGACGATATCTTTTGCCCGCGACCCTGTAGCACGGCCAGCACGGTCCTGCTTCCACTCAAGAGTTCCTTGAGGGTGAATTGAGATAGTTGATTTCATTGGGTTATCTCCTCGAATTCGACTTCTTCTTCGCTAGCAGGATCGTTCTGCTGATCTTCGACAGCGGCGTCTTCCGGCTTGGCCTGCTCAGCACTTTTCAGTTTTTCGCCGCATGCGACGACACATTCCTTGAACAGGTCGTAGGACGTTTTGTCCTTGGTGTCGTTGATGGCAGCAATGCCAGCCTTCCAGACGCCGGTTAAAGCCTCCTGCGTGGGCGCCGATTCCGCCTGGGCGATCCAGTGATCAGAAAGCGCCGGATCGTGCGGCACAGGGGCGGGCTTTTGGCTGGAAGGCTGCGCCTGCTCCTGCGGCCGCAGCTCTTCAGGAAGATCTTCGATGTCCTGCGTGAAGATGTCCGATGCTGCGGTGACGTTGAGCGTCATGGCGATCATGGCCCGCTTGCAGGCCATCTTGAGGATGGTGTTGGCCAGGTCGGCCGGCTCGGTGCGGACCTGGTCGGTGGTGTTACCGTTCTTGTAGTACTTCTTACGGCGCAGGTTCTCTGGGGTGGCGTCCAGCTCTGCTTTGCATATCACGCTGCGCCACTTGTACTTCTCTTCGCTGGAAGAGCATTCGCCAACACCTTCGCCGAGTGCTACGCCGGTCATTTGGTGACGACCTACGCAAGTGACCCGGTAGCGCGCCACACCTGGGCCGGACAGATCTTCGATTCGGTATTCCTGCGCAACCCGGAAGGTCACACAGAGCACCTCTGCACCCGGCTTGTACAGGGTTGGTTTCTGGGTTCCAGGGATGGTGCCGTAGTGGGTTTCCCGCTTCATGATGCCCTGCATCACTTCCTGCACCAGGTTCACGCGTTGGCGAATCTCTACGGCCGAGAAGCGGTGAACCTCGGCGGCGGTGAGTCCGGCACTCTCACGCGCCGGCATTTGGATAATCTCGTTCATGACGACCTCAGTAGGTGATTGCGATTGCTGGAATCTTGCGCTGGGCAATTAGGGTGACGGCCTGTTTGGCGCACTCCTCGGTCATGCCGCCGGCGATAAATGCATCTAGCGCGGCACGGTTGATCCTTGCCTTGTGCGCCTTGTCGGCTTCACGGGCCGCTGCCTGGCGCAGGATTTCGTCAGCGGCGGCGTCGGCTCTGGCTTGCTCTTCCAGCCGGGCCTGCTCAACGGCTTTTTTCTGATCTTCGATGCCCTGCAGGCGGTCGCGCTCAGCCTTCTGTTCGGCCTCGACCTTCTCGCGCTTCGCCTGTTCGGCCTGGCGTTCAGCTTCAGCGGCTTGCAATCTCAGATCGCTTTCACGTTTCTCGGCTGCCGCCTTTTCATCACTGACGCGCCGGGCCTCGGCTTCGCGATCACTTAAGGCCTTTGCCTCGGCTTCGCGGGTGGCCTGCTCTGCGGCTTCGCGGGCAATGCGATCCTCATTGTCCTTCTTATCGCGAGCTTCCTTCTCCAGGCGCAGGCGGGTCAGTTCGGCCTGCTCGGCTTCGTACTGGGTGCGTTCGGCCAGCAGGGCGCGCAGCTTTGCCAGCGTCTCATCCTTCACCTGGGCGGCTTCAGGCAAGAATTCTTCCCAGGTGTTGTTGATCTCGACCATCTCAACGATGGAGATGATGTAGCTGACCCGCTCAGCGGTTGTCGCGTCTTCGAAAATTGCGAAGTCCTTAATGCTCTGGATGGCATCGACGTGCTTGTCTTTTCGTGCCTGCTCGGCTGCTTCCCAGTCGGTCAACGGCTTGCGAACCTCATCGCGCAAGGTGTTCATGGCGTTCACAAATTCGCGCAGCTCATCCTCGACCACTTTTGGCAGGCTTTTGATGTGGCGTAGATAATCGCGCCCAGGCTTCTCGACAGAAGCCTTGCGCTTGCTGACCGTCGCGGAAAGGCTAGCGATGCGCTCTCTACCCTTTCTGGTTGTAAGGTCGGGAACCTCTGCGCAGACCTCATCCTTAACCGCATCAATGAAGCGACCAAGGCCCCCAGCTACAAAAATGGCCGGCGCGTTGTCGGCGCTGATGTCGTCGATGGTTACAGCAAGTTGATTTGCGGACATGACTATCTCTCCGCGCCACCGGAGAGGGGCGCTGTGAAGGGAGTTATTGGGTGGCTTTGGCGATTGTTTGTTCAAAGCGGGCAGCAAGTCTGGCATTTACCTCGGCTTTCTCGATGCTTTCGGCGGTGCCCTTGGCTCGGTGCAGAGCCTCGTAATGGCGCAGCGTGCCAGCGGCGACAATCAGATCATCCAGAAGACCTGGCGCTTGGGCGATCAGTTTTGCGTCGGCCTCTTCGTAGACCCAATCGACGACCTGCTCCTGGTCTTCGTTGAAGTCGATGGCGAAGGCGCGCTGACCGGGCACATTGCTGTGCGTAACCTCGCGGACTGTCCACGGTGCTGGGGTGTGCTTTTGCATGGTGGTTACCTATTGAGTGATCTTCCCGGCGTATGCGCTTAGCACCATCCAGGTCGTAAAGAATGCGAGTGCTATGGCAGACCCGCGCCAGAAGCAGTAGCGCTTGGCTCTTTGGTAATTGGTCATGGCTTTACCCTCAGGCCTGCGGCTTCGATGGCATCGCGGCAGCCACGCAAGATGAAATTGCACTCTGCCGCGCAATGCTGCTCGAAACTTGGCAGGCCTCCTTCGCAATCGCCAGGGCCACGCCCGAGTGGATTTTCTGCTGGCAACTCCACCTCAATGGCTGCGCGGGAGGCTTGCCATATTTCTTGAGCCGCCTCCTCAGAAACTCCAGCGTCCTCAAGGCGATCCATTACTCTGAATGGGTATGAACCACTCATCCACCACACCTCAAACTCTTTGCGCATGCTCATAGGCTCACCCGGCAAGTCCAGCGGCCCGCACACTTGCAAGGCTGCTCGATCCATTTCACGTTTACCAGAAACAAGAAACCCTGATTTCTCAGGGCCTCGGCGATACCTTTGAATGATCCGGCGATGATGGTCACGGCTCGTTCTCCTCTGCCTGGGCGATCAGTGCGTCATCGACCAGAGGCAGAAGTAGGGGGCTGGCGATTTGGCGGAGTTGTTCTTTTGGATCATCGACCGCCATCAGATCCTTGGCGCCGTCACGCGCTAGAAATCGATCTCCCAGCAGGCCAGCGATTACCATTTCGCCAATCGCGCAATTGCTTTTACTGTCACTGTTGATCGCGAACTGCTCGACCTTGGCGGCGAAGGCCTTGAACGTCACGCCCTGCGGGGAATGTAGGCGACGCTTGAACTTCACGTCGCTGCGCCGATCAATCAGCGTTTCAATCGCGTTGTCGATCCACTCCTTGCGGGCAGTCTCCAAAGCCGACTCACTCACTGGAGGCGGTGGGCGGTTATCAAACTCAAACTGAGCTTTTCGTTGTGTGTTCATGGATGCCTCCAATGTGGCGGAGAAGGGTAGGTGCCGGTCAGCCCCGGCTTGCTCACCACTGCCCAGGTGACGGGGTTTGCGCTAGGCTGAGCGCTCTCACACAA